AAGGAGGAGCTTGCTTACAAGCCATGAACTCAAGGATTTGTTCTTGAGTAAACTCTTGAGCAACATTTGCTTTTTTTAAAAGCGGATTACCTAAGTAAACATCATCCATAATAACCTCCTACATCATTTCGTATTTGCCAAATTTTTTATCGTGATCTCTAGTTTTTTGTTGTAGTTCTAATATTTTTTCTAAATTTTCTACTTTCTTTTTAAGTTGTTTAGTTTCTGCCTCCTGTCTGGAGGAGTGGTTCTCCTGGTTCATAATTGGAAACTTGGTAAGACCAGAGTTGAGCACCAGGATACACTTTTCTCACTTGATCCAGTACTTCTCTGCGTGAAGGTTTTTTGATTTGAGGGAAAAACATTTTTATCATGTAGCCTTTTCCTCTCCAACCAACATAAACATCTATTATATTGCCTGTTCTTCTAGGTAGCATTGTGGATTCACTTACTCCTCCACCATTACCACCACCATTAGAGCCGTTGCCATTTCCATTACCATTGGTTCCGTTTCCGTTACCATTTTTCTTTCCATTTTCATCATCATCTTTTGCAAGATACCCTCTAGCACCTATATGATAACCACTAGGAATTTTTTTACATTTTTTACTATCATTACAATAGTACTCACCTGGAGGACACTTTTTCATTAAATAAGAAACTCTACCTTTATATTTATATGTTTTAAGTGTTAATACTAGTTCTAATTACTCTAAAAGTTGTTGAAGTAGCGGAAGCAGGAGTAACCAAAAGTCTTATATTATCTCCACTTATATCCGTATCAAAGGTTGCTAAACTATCATTAGTTTTTATAATAGCATACTCTGTATTGAAAGTTGCACTTCCATTATGAACAACAAGAAATTCTACAGTATGATATGTACCACCTCTTGTTACTTGTATTTGCCATTTAGCGGATCTATAGGATTCTTTAGAAAAAACATCTAATACAGCTTGAGAGGTACTACTAGTAGTTAAACTAGTAACGGTTATATTACTGAAATTTGCTTGACTTAATAATTTAGGCATTTGCAGTCTCTAGAACACTAAGGATAAGTTTCAAACTACTATTCGCACTTGCTTGAATCTTAATAGAATCACTTGTTTCCAAAACCAGTTTTCCCTCTAAAGGAATATAAGCATCATTAGGAGGAACTGATACATCTTTTACAATCTCAGTAGAAGTAGAACTTCTTACATGAGTCATTGTAAAGGTAGCCGCACTGGTAGTCACATTTGTAACATGAGCATATAAAACAATTGAAGTATAACCAGTAGGTGCAGTATATGCAGTCTGATTAACAGTTGTGACTTCTAATGTTTCTGTTTGAAATTTATTGAGTGCTAATTGTGCCATCTTAACTTAGTGCTAGGATAAAGGGTGTGACTTCTGAGAATAGACTCTTACTAAATGATCTTCCACTAATTGTACCAGTAGTTTGATCAATTTGGAAGTCATCACCTATTCGGAAATTACCTGATTGGTCAGTGCTAGTATAAACTACGCTTCCCCCGTTTGAAGTAAGAACTTCATTTGCTTGAATAGTTACTCCACCTCGTTTTGGTGTAGCAGATGCAATTTGATTTCCTGCACCAATATATTCAAAAGTATGAGAACTAGCAACAATTTTACTTTGCTGATAGAAGAATACAGTGCTTCCTACACCAACAGTATTAAGTAAGTTTTCTGCAAGAGTTAACGTAGTAATTCCAGATGTTACTGGAGTTGAACTATTTATTGTGTAGTAAATTGGGGCCATCACAGCAGTAGCAGCTCCACTAGATCCACCACCCCCACTAATAGTCACATCAGGAGTTTCAGTATATTGATTACCACTACTAATAATTGTAATTGAACTAATAGCATCTCCATCAAGGGTGGCAAATGCTGTTGCTGTTTCTCCACTAGGGCCAGAAGGAGCATCCAGTGTAACAGTTGGAGTAGATGTATAACCACTACCTCCATTTGTTACTGTAATAGATTCTACTGATTCATAAAGTTCATCAAAGTAACAAATTTGTCCATCATAAGGTCTATCTACATCAATCTTTGCTGATCCTGCAGAAGCACCTGCACCTATGTAAGTGTGTGCTAATGTAGAGATGCCTAGATTAACAGTGAAACTAGTTGTTGAAGGAACGGATGCTACTCGGAAAACAAAAGGTTGTTTTTCTGGATAATTTTTTGCTCCATATGCACAAGAGAATCCAATATTAGCAAGACTTACACCCATACCAACCGAGAAAGGATGTGCGGCACTTGTTGTTACGGTTGCTTCACCTGATGTATGAGTATATGCAACCCCACTTATAGTTGAAGTTGTAATTCCTACATTAACTATTACATTATCCTGTGCTATTGCAGCAGAAGAAGTAACAACCCCTGTATATTGAAGTGGACTCTTACCATCAGAAACTAATCCATAAGTTCCAAAACTACAGTTACTATTAGCTACATCTGCTTGTCCTCCTGTATGACAAGTAATGGCATCTTGACAACAAATAGTAAACACAGAAACTAATTGAGCATAACCTTGATTAGTTACTGCCACTCCTACTCCACCTTGATTATATTGAGTAAAAGCATCTACGTTCATTGTCTTAAGTAATCGTGCCTGATTACCATCAATTCTTATACCTGTACCTGTGGTTGTATTACTTGTACAGTTCTGAATATATGGTCCTTTCCACTTACCACCTCCTACATTTTCTGCTATTTCACCAGTCGGGAATCCTACTGCAGCTGCAGATCCTGTATGACCAGTAAAGGTCATGTTTGCTAACTTAACTCCTTTTCTTACTGAGAAGATATCTTTATGTGCAGAACTTCCACTTACATTCACTGATCTTTGATCATCACCCACGATGGATATATTTGCACCAACTTCGATAGGGTTTGTTTCCTGATAGTTTCCAGAAAGAACTTTAATAGTAGAACCAGAAGTTGCTACTCCTACTGCACCTGCAATTGTTAACTTAGCATTATCAATTGATGTTCCATTATTGGAATCATTACCATCTTTTGCAACATAGAAAACATTAGGTGCAGAGTTAATACCAGAAGCACCTGCTTCGATAGTTACATTATCACCAATCGTAACACTTGAATTAGTAATAGTTACATCTTCATCACCAACTATGATTCTATTATTATCACCATCAATCTCAATAGAAGATGAACCAACTGTAAGAACTCCTACAATTCGAGCATCTCCTCTAATATCCAAATCACTCATACCAGTGATAATACCAGTGGATTGAATATCAGTTACGGTGTGGTGTTCAAATGTGTGTGCAGTTAAAATACCACTAAAATAACCATTAGTAGCACTGAGGAATCCAGTGGCTTTTACATCTCCTTTAACAACCAATTCAAATGCATCTAGTGCAGTGGTTCCAATACCTACGTTGGATGTGGTATGAATACCAGCAGAACCCGACTCCCATAAACCTGCACCTCCTGCAGCTCCAACATCCCACATGTTGGTACTAGAATTCCATTTTAAAACATAATTATTTTCCAATCCAGTAATATTAACATCCGCAAGATCTTTGATAAATCCTGCACCACCGCCACCAATGGTATATAACTGTTGTTCAACTCTATTAACAAATAATCTATAGTTTGCTGATAAATCTTGAAGAGTAGCAAACTGCTGATCGGTAGGTGTAAGAGGATCTTGTCCTTGTTTTTCTTTAGGATCTGGTCCTATTGGTCGATCATTATATACTTCTGTAAGAGTTTGTTGTTGTCCTTTTATCTCTTCAACAATTTGATAAAGTTCAGCAATATTAAGATTATAATCTTCTGATTTATCTCTTAATTTAAATATTGTTTTCTTTAAATCTACAATATCATCATCATATTTGGGAGCCTCAGGTAAATTTGCAATCTCCTCTTTTAATTCATTAAAGTATTCCCTCAGAGAATCTGTAATTATATTTTGAGATTCTATATTTTTGTCATTAAACTCTTCTACCTTTTCATTTATATTTTGTTTTAAAAGATTATATTCTCCTAAAATTTGTTTTTTTAATTTTCTATCATCATCTTTAAATTCTTTATAATGTCCATTAATTTTTAAAGCTGCTTCTTTTAATTCCTTAAAAATTTTATCTGTCGTGGTAGATAAATCTTCCTTTATTTCTTCAGTAGAACTTTTTAAATTTTCTTTTAGTCCACTAATTTCAACACCAGTCTCAAACTCTTTGGTACTGATAGTTTCTGTAATTTGTTCAACTTCACATTTTATTCTATCTTTAACAGTGTGTAAGGAATCATTAACCTTAGTAATATCCTCATCTAATACACTGAAAGTTCTTCCAACCCACGAAAGATCAGGAAGTGTGTCTTCATTAACCCAATCAGGAAGATTAGGTAGTTGAGATTTAACATTATCAATCTGCTCACAAATCGCTTCTATTTCCTGATCATAATTCTTTATTTCAGGAAGAGTAATAACTTTTTCTCTTAGAATATCAACTCTAGATTCTAAAAGATTTACTTGTTCATCGTAATTTTTTACCTCTGGTAATTGTGATAACCGTTCCTTTACGAAATCAATTTGTTCACATATAACTTCTACTTCTCTATCATAATTTTTTACTTCAGGAAGATCTGGAATACTCTTTCTAACTTCCTCAATAAACGAAGATAATTTTAGCAGTTCTTCATCATATGATTTAATCTGAGGGATGTCGGGGATACTTTCCCTAACATCATTTATCATCCGAAATACTTCTTCCCATTCGGGGGCTTTGATAATATTAGTAACTTCTATCTTAGGTTGTCCTTCCGCATCTTCAAGAACTTGAACCTCCTCCTCCTCTTCTTTTATTTCTTCTACTTCTTCCTTTATTATATAATCATCAACTGAAGGTAAATCTCCTTCGTTAAGAACCTCATCAATTGACGGTAAATTTTCAAGATTGTCTTCCGACATTTTAAACCTTATTAGTAAATTTATACTTTGGGATTTCTCTCCCCTTCTTTTTATTTATTGTCTTCAGGAAGTCCAGTTTTTAACAGTTTAGCTAGTTCTGCTGTGGATCCCACAAACAATGCATTATTAACAGTATTAGGGCCTTTAGATTGTTGTTCTTCATTTACATCTTTCAGTTTTTTCTGAAGATCCATCAACTTATCAGTGGCATCAGAAACACTCTTAATCAATTGACCCGCTACCTCATACGCTCTTGGCATGTCACTCTCTTGAGCAAGTTCAAGAATTCCATCAATTGCTTCTTGTCCTTTTTCAATGATAGAATATAAATTGCCTCTTGTATATTCATAATCTCTGGTTATATCATCTTTAGTAATTCTATCAGGTTTTTGTTCGGGTGTAATCCCTACCTTTTCGGTTTCTACTACTTCAGTTTCAGAAATGTTGAAAGCATCATCTAATTTTTTCATTGTGTTAGATCAAAGAACCATCAAATCCAAAGTCGTCACCAACTTCGATCATATCATTAGTTGTAGCAGTAATGAGATTTACTGCTGCCCCACCTACATGCTCCGTTGGAGATGTACCATCCTGACCTCTCTTAACAAATAGTTGATTGTCAGTTTTCTTATCAACATAGATTGACTCTTCATCGATAATAATATATGTATTCTCTGCGATACTTGAAGCACTTACCACATCGAACACATCTAATTCTGCACTGATATTTGAACTTAGTGTTGTGACTGCATTATCATCATAAGCCTTAGTAGCACGAGGAGTAACAGAGTAAGTAACATCTCTGGTAGGAGTCTTGGTATATCCACCAGCAATGTATCCAATCTTCGCAGATTTGATAAGATCTTTGGATGCTGCAGCATTTGATCCCACAGGGCCAAAGAGGTAAGTTTTTGCAGTAAATCTAAACGTATATATCAACGATCTTCTAGTAGTAAAATCTCCTTCATAATCATCTTCCATTGTAATATTTTCAATCACCACAGGAACATCTCTTTTCTCACCAATAGTCTTAACAAGATCAACACTTAAATTATATGCAGGTTGAAAATATGGTACAATTTGCTCTACAATCTGTAGCATATCATCATTCAATTTAGTAAAGACTGCTAACTCAAAAGACATATTATAAGGAACTGGCATATATGTTTTTCTGATTGATGCCCCACTTCCAGTAGTTGAAGATTTGAATGTCTGAGTTGTAGTTACCTTTCGTGATCCATCATATTGTAAACCAGTAAACTCAAATGACATTCTAGGCAATGTAATTGAAGTTGGTTTATTAAGTTCAGGGGACTGTTGTAATCTAGCTAAAAACTTTTGGGTAGGTCCGTATGCAAGAGGAACCTTGATAATACTAGTAACGTTATCGTCAGCATCATCATGTTTAATTTCTATTCCATTAAAAAGACTTCCGAAAGAAATAATCGTTCTTCTTAATATTTCGTGGTAATAATACTCAAACATCTTTCTAGACCTTGTATATTATATTTAGGGTGTTCCAAATGGATTAGACTCACTAAAGTCTAAAATACTATCTGCTTGCGTTTCAATTTCTAAATTATCAGGATATTGACTAATGGTATTATCATCTTGTGTCAATCTTAATTCAAATTGAGCATTGCTTTCACTACCAGTAAGAGTCTCTCCTACAATAAAATCTCCAGTAGAATTAGAGATAGCAAGAACTCCCGTAGATGCATTCCATGTTCTTACAATAGCTGTTACACTGCTTGCTGAACCTGTTATGGTTTCCCTCTCAATAAAGTTACCTATACCACCCGTATCCGCAGCACCTACTGTTATTGTTGGTACTTCAATATACTTAGCACCAGCGTTTGTTAGATAGATGGCAGTTACAATACCTGAAGAATTGATTAACGATAAACCAACAGCAGTAGTAACACCAGCAACCTCTGAATGATAATTCTTTTCACCAGCAGTATTAGATATAGAAACTGTAGGAGGTTCAAGATATCCACCACCACCATAGATGATATTAATACCTGTCACAATACCACAATTTTGAATACCAAATTCAAACGTTGAAGTTGCTATACCAACATTGGTAGCCGCCTCAGACATAAAGATTGATGTTGCACCTATGCTAGTCACATATGCATCTCCATCGATAAAGTTATAAGAATCACTATATCCTACACCCAATCTAACTCTATCACCAATTAATATACCAGCAGTATTGAGACCAACAATAAAGGTAGATCCAATACCCAATGTACCTTCTGCAAACACAGAATCATATCGCATGGTACTAATACCAGTTGCTCTAAATTCTTCATCACCTCCCGTAGCAGCAGCAAAAGATACGCTAGGAGGATTTCCTGCCTGATATCCAAATCCACTATTACCAATAGAAACTCCAGTGACGGTTCCTGCAGCAGATACTACTGCGGTTCCTGTTGCTCTTACTTGTGCAGTTGCTCCTGAGAATGTAAGAGTAGGTGCAACCGTATATCCAGCACCAACTGTAGCACTGGTTCCTACTGCCCAAGCATCGGAAGGATTAAAGGAAACAGCAGTAACAATACCCGTAACAGAATGAATAGTGACAATACCGACTGCGGCTTGAGTAGGTACTAATTGAGTACCAGAAGTAGTAATAGCAACAGTGGGAGCAGTGGTATATGCTCTTCCAGTAGTACTAAATGCTATTGAACTAGCATTTATAGAGGAACCTGCTAAACCAACGGTTGCAGCAGCACCTGAGGCGGTTGGAGCAGAGAATGTAACAGTAGGAGCACTGTCATAGAATTTACCCCCACTAGTCATTGTAACAGTTAATACTGTTCCTCCCGAAACATCATAATCATCTAAAGTAGCAGTTGCAGTTGCAGTTGCGTTAGATCCTGTTGGTAATCCAAAAGTAACTGTTGGTGGGAATCCTGGTTTATAGAATCTACCCCCAGTCGTTCCACCAGGGAACATAAATTTAGGATCTCCATCACTAATAGGAGCAGAAAGAATACTTACTCCAATGCCTGACATTGGACTGTAAAGTACAGCAGTAGCAGCTGCACCCACATGTTTTGGAGTACTGAAGGTTACTGTTGGAGGAGTGGCATATCCTGAACCTCCATCAGATATAGTAACTATACCAACTGCACCAGTAGAAGCAATACCCACTGTGGCAGCAGCACCTATAGCATCAGTTCCACCACCAAAGAATAAAATACCAGGAGCATCGGTATAATCATAACCATGGCCTGGATTTATAATTTGAACTCCTTGTACCTTAGATCCTATTTCTGTTCCATCACAATTTACTAATCCATCAAGAAGAGTTGCAATACCAACAGCAGTAAGTCCTCCAGAAGGAGCAGATGTAATCGCTACCCTTGGAAGTGAAGTATATCTTTCACCTCTATTAGTAACCTCAATTGTTTGAACTGCACCATTGTCTATTCGAGTAGCAGCACTAGCATCAGAACCAGACGTTATAACAGTCAACGTCATTAAGTTAAAGTCTACATCAAATGTATCATCTATTTCTTCAATACCAGTATCCAATATTTCGTCTTCTGGTCTGAAGAGTTCACAAGTTAATGTATAAACATAATTCTTTCTAAGTTGATAAAATGGTTTTTCATGTTCTACAAACTTAACTTCAAATAACCTATCTCCTAAAGGAAAATAAATTAAATCTCCTTCCCTTGGTCGATGATCTAACTCAACATTTGGTAAATTAATATTAGGTAAATTTTTAATTAAAGGGGTAATATAATTGTGAAATCTTTCTTGTGAGATAGTTACAGTTAATTCTTTATTAGATTGAATACCAAACTTAGAAAGCATTACAGTATTATCACCATACCCATCAAAATTTTCTACATATGCTTCAATAGGATATGATTGTTTAAACTTTGATTCTATTACTTCTCTAATAATTTTATGAGTCGTTGCATATTGACGAGGAAGATAAAAACACTCCACGCCATACATCTTCAATTGCTCATTAATTAAATCTTGAACTAAGCCTTGTTCGCCAGAAGTTCCTTGGATAAAATAGGGATTTAATGCCATTAGCCTATCATATCAAGAGGTGGTAATTCATAAGTATTAGACATCATTTCTCTAATGATTTCAAGTTCTTTTACACCATCCTCATAAATTTCACGACCATTCAATTCAACACCACCAGGAAGTTTTACTCCTTGGAATTTAATTAAGTTTTGACCCCACTGTTTTTTAAGAAGAGCTGTCGTATATTTCTTTAAGAATGAATCATTCCATACTCTTGCATAATCATTAGGATCAAGAGTTCTGTAACAATCCATAATTAACCAATCACCTGCAGTTAATTCACTCCAATCCACATCCATATACAATCTATCCATTCTCTGATTGAATCTTATTTGTTTTTGTGTCGTTAACGCAAATTCTAGATCAGACAAATATGTCCTTGTCATATTGTAAGTGAGCATTTCCATTGCTCCCCAGAAGTAAATATCATTTAAAAATAATTGATATTTAATACTAAACATACCACTAGACATGGACTGTGATCCATCAAAGTGAAATACTTTTTCTACTCCAATTACAGAAGGAGGTACTTGTAAATAATTACTATTTTCTTTCCAATCAAATTGAACCGAAGCTCCATCAATAGTAGAAGTCGCTGTTGTGGTAACTATTCCCAATACTCCATCTTGTCCAGGCCCTTTTCCCCTATCAATATCATTTTGTGTTACTTCATATTTTAAATAAGTTCTTAAAACTCCATCAAAATGTCTTTCATGAAAGTACTGAACAGCATCATCAATTATATCATCTACTTGTTCATCGGCAATATTAATTTCCAGCACAGGTGCTCCTAATTGCCTTAAACAATAATCTTTTAATTGAGATCTACTTGCTGGTTGTGCCATCTATTTACTATTCCTGTGGAATTATTTAGGGTCTGGTAGAAACACCAGCATGAACCATTATATCTCCTTTCACTAATTTATAATAAGTGGATCCTGCACTGACAATATTAACATCATAAACATATCTTCCTTCCACGATATCTCTGGTGGCAGTATCTGCTAATGTTAATTTTATCTTTCCACCAGTAGCACTCGTGAAACCTACAGTAAAAGTAGCAGTAATATCATGTGTTGATCCTATAGCTACACTCTTTGTCATTTGAGCAGCACCACTATATCCTGTAAAATCAAATGCAGTGGAATTGGGTCTTGTTACTGTAAAAGTATCACTAAATCCTGCTCCACCATAGATGTTTAGATTGGCAGCATAAGGAGTTCCTGAGTCGGGATCAAATGTGATGTTATGACTAGCCATTTACTAACTCCTTAAGTAAAGATTTAATTTCATTAATCTCATTTTTGAGATGTGCCAGATCTTGTTCCATTGTGTCCACTTTTTCTACCTCTTTATTCCTAGTTTTTTTCTGGGACATATAACGATTATAATCAGATGTATTTCGATTTACAATAGAGTTAGTTGTAGAATCTCTATACAATTCACCATGTCCTTCCACTTTCAAATAAGACATACTATGCAAGTGCAAGGACTCTAAGATTCCTCATTCTAGGTGGATAAGTTTGACTTGTTGAAGTCATTACTATTTTAATTCTATAGAACTTGAACGAAGGAAGATCATTTGCAGTAAATGCATATTCCTTAAATTCATCACTTGGTGTTAAAATCTCTTCATTGGTAGATGGGAATACAAACGTATCTGATCTTCCATCATTATCAGCCACATCAATTATTTGCCCCTTGTCATCAATATTATTATAACCAGGGAAAGGCATATAAACTGGATCAGTTCCAGCAGCATTACTAATTGAATAGAATGCTCTAATATCAGAATCCGTGTTTATATAACTATCAGCAATAATCTTTAATGTAGTAGAAGCATTTTCTAACTGGAACTCCTTAGAAATATATTGGAAAGCATTTGGATCATCAAATGTACTATTAACTCTATTATCAGTTACATAATTTGAAATAGGTGCATTAACTCTATTAGAAATAAAGATAACACTCATTCTTTGTGTATCAATAATTGGAGATAATTTAGAATCTGTAGTAGTTAAATTAACTCTCATATTGAAAGATTTATTTCCAGGTAAAGTAGTTAAATTATTAGTTTGATTAATATTAGAAGCCACTATACGAGGGGTGCTCATATAATTGTTTTGTCCAATAGAAATTCCTTCAAATCCCTTATCTACATATGGAATTTCATTTCCATCTAAACTTGCACCAGTTACAGTTCTAACTTGAGAAGTGAGATTAGTGCCTGGTAAAGTAAGATTTTGGATTTGTGGATTAATAATTTCAAAAGGAATATTCTGAGTAGCAGTTACATTGTCTCCACCAGCTGACTTGGTTTGACCCATATAAAGAATAGGGAAACTTGCACCAGTAGATCTTCCTAAACCACTTGATCCCATGTCAAGTTTAATATTGTAAGAATCAAAAGTAATAGAATTAGCAATTGATACGTTTCCTAGATAATGAGTTTTATTAATTCTCCTCAAGGAAACACCACCCAATTCATACTTGTAAACTGGAGTACCTGCAAGATAATTCTTGGTGGTTGTAGAATCAATTGATCTTGAAGTAATACCAATGGTAGTTCCTTCAGCACTCTCATAAGAAAGAATTTCTTCCCCAATCTTTAAGTAACCATAGTTAGTAGTTCCTACACCTACATTTTCAAACTCATCAAAGTTAGTGGCACTATCGACTGTTATATCACCTGTAGTTGAGGGATCAAGATCATTAACAAGTTTTGTGGGAAGGAGATCACTTTGTACCTTAGAAAGAGTTGCATAGTTATCGGTAAAGTACATTCCATGATTCTTATGATTAACAACTATATTCAGTCCACTATTCACTACATCAATATCAGTAATTACTACATTTCCACCCGCATTATTAGCACCATTAAGATCAGTGGTAAGACCTGTGCTATTAATATATCTAACTGTATTTCCAGTTCCTGTTATAAAGTCACCTTGAACATTATCAAGAATTAACTGTGAGGTATTTGCAATAGAAACAAGTGAAAGTCTAGCATTTAATCCTAAGGAATTATTGCCGATTGTTCCTATTCCTAAAACGTCACCTGGAACATATCCTGTACCACCAGAACCTACAACATATTCTGAAATAGTGGCAGCTCCCACTACTCCATTATTAATTGTAATATCTGCGAGAGCATCATTTCCAGCAGCCGTTATATTAGTCAAAGGAACTTGTGTAAATTCATAACTTCCTGATATTGGAGTATATCCGATACCCGCATTAATAATATTTAAAGTTCCTGTTGCAATCCCTGCATTGCCAACATAAGTACCTGTTGCATTACTTCCATGCTGAAGAACAGTATTTCCAACAGTAAGATCTGTATCATTTAAGGTAGATCCAATTCCAACCTTAATCTTTCTTCCAGTCAACTGTAATGGATCGGATAACAAATTAGCAATTTGCTTATTACCAACTGATAATTCAGGATTATAAAATTCTATAGATCCAGTAGTAGCAAAATCTGCTCTATAAAGAGTAAACTTAAGATCTTCCCACTGACTTGGTTCCCAAGTAGAACCATTCTGTGATTTGAATAAAGATCCCAAAACTGGTTGTTGAGAAACAAATGTTTGAGTTATTAAATCTAACTCACCTACTCTTGAAATATATACTTGATATTTTGCTGAGTCAGAAAGAAGAACCATACAATACTCAATACCACCTTCCAAATAAACTGGAGATGAGAAAGTAAATGTTGTACCAACTGATCCATCATTAGAAACATTTACCTCAGATGGAGAAAGATTAATTTCTGAAAATGGAATTACCTTCGTAGTAGGTAATCCATTTTGCATTGTTCTTAATTGGAAAGTAACAGGTAATTCATTATCATCTTTGGAACCAAAAAATACCTCACAACTAGTTAAGAAAATTCCTGCAGGAGAATCATCAATTAAGAATGATTGAGCTAAAGGATCTCTTCCACCTCCCCTATTACCAATCTGCATAATTCCTTCTAATACTCTTACATCTCTAGTACCAGTAACTCTTTCTGTTGAAACAGTACCATTTCTAACAGAAACAATATCTTCTTGAATTGTGTTTAATATACCTGTGGAGGAGAATGTTTGATCCGAAATACTTGTTGCCACATTTCTATCATTAGAAGCACTGTTGATTAAAGTAAATACTTTATCTCCTGTTTCAAATCTAGGATTATTGGAAATATTAGGATTAGGAATAAATAAACTTCCCAATAACGTTGAACCAATATCAGAAATTAATCTTACATTAGTAACCGTTGCTTGAGCCCCACTAGTTTCACCAACTAATATCATATCTTCATCTATCCATCCCCAATATGTTCCTTGAGGTTCATTGGCTAAAGAAAATGTGTCAATATTTAATGTTGCAGAAGTGGTTGAATAACTACTAGGAACAACATTAGATGAATAGGGACTTGTGCCGTAAATTCGAGTAGGTGCATCATATGGGCCTTCCAAATGATTAGATTGAGCAACTCTAAATCTAATTGAAGGACGAGCATCATCATTTGTAATAGGTAATATACCTAATGGTCTGGTGCTTCCTGTAACAGTTTCTCCCACTTGGAAGGTTCCTGAAACCATTGCAATTTCTACTAATTTAGGAACACAATAATTAGTTACATTTACTCCATCTAAAAATGCATATTGTCTTGTAGAAGGTTTAACTCTTCTTCCTACAAATTGAACATTTCTTGATCTCATAAAGGCAACTAAATCCCTACTTACAACTCGATCCCCTTGAGAAGTATTAGTAAAGGTTTCATTTATTAATATTCTTGTACCTGTTCTCTGTTGTCTGGTGGCTGTAATACTTTCTGCCATCAAGTTGTTGCCTTCCCACCATCTCCTTCCTATTTCAGATCTAGTATCAATTCTACGTGTCGCTCCAAAACGTGAGCCAGGGCCTCCTACCCATACATTTTCCCACGCATTCCATATTACAGAACCAAATCCATTTTGAGGATCCACTCCTAATCTATCTCCCAACTCTTGAAGTTGACGAGTAAGATTACCCTCAACGTTTATAATATTAGCTTCTAATCTTTCAGTATCCACCCAATTATCAGAAGCAGGAGTAAGATCTAAAGTTCCTTTCCAAAAACTAATAATAAAAGGCGTTACACTTTCAGTTCGGGTTCCATTAACTTGCTTCATCCATTCTACTTGATTATAACTTAAACTTACAACATCTCCTGTTTTCTTAATATTAGTTCCCTGTGGAGCACTAAATGCTAAATCAGCATTAGCTCGAGTATTCTCAACAGGGCCCATTATTAAATCTACAGAAGTAGTATAATGCTTTGGTCTTAATTCTTTATAAAGTAAATCAATACTATTTTTATATTCAGTAAGATTTGACTGTGCAAGGAATGAAGTAAAGTTATCAACAAAAAATCCTGACTTAAATCTGTTTATTCCATTTTGATCAGGGAGGAATAAACTCGCAGTATCTGCCTCTAATAATGAAAGAGTTGTATAATACTCAAGATTGTTAATCCTATTTTCAAGTCGGCCGATATCCGACATTGTATATCTCTTATACTCTAAAAAATTCAAAGAGACATCAGAGACATTATAAAGATAAGCAGGTAAAGATGCAACTGCGATCTTCAATGCATCATCAACTACGCCTGGTTCTTCAGGTTTGTCAGAAGGATCTCCAATTTTAAGTTGAAATTTACCATCTTTAGTAAGATAAATGGAATCAATTCTTCCAAGATAATATGAAAAATCAGTAACTATGGTTTCATCAGATGCTAAAATGTTTGCAGCAGAGTTTCCTGAAGCATTAAAGGTTCTTCCATAGAATTCAAGAGGTGATCTCACACTAGCTGCTACCGTATAATCAGAAACTCTGGGTCTAATATCAATTAGATCTGTATTTCTAATACCATTTACAGATTCAATTTCAGTTGAATAATCAAAAGTAGAATAAGAATCTACAGTTGTAATATCTCCATCATCCGTTGATTGATAATAACCATTGGCGAAATATACTTTTATCTTTTTATTTGGTGCTTTTGCATCAGAAATTCTTCTAATTGTAGAATAATTATAAAAATCTTCTTTTTGCCCATTATTACCTTCAAAAATAGAAGTGATATCAAAACTAGAAGAATTAACAGTCGTTACTACACCTTCAACTTGAGATTCTTCAAATTGAACTGTTTCTCCTTCTTTAAAATTAATTTCATTTTCAGGAAGGAAAGTAATTTGGGAATTAGTTACAGATTCTGCTACTAACGCACAGGCATTAGTTGTTGTTCCTTTAACTTTTTCACCAATTACTAGATCGGCAGTTTTTCCAGTAGGGCCTGTAAGTGAAGTTAATGTTAAAGTTGGTGCTGATGGATCAGAAGTAGAAGCAGATTCATAAACTTTATACACCGTTATGGCATCAGGGACGTTCAATGATATTTCTTCATCCTGAACTCTTGTACCATAAGGATAGTTACCATATGTTAGTCCATCATTAGCAGTTAAAGTAGTAATACCTGAGGCATCATTCGTAGATTTATCAACCAATAAAGTATTAACTCTATTTCTTATTTTGACTTTGGACTTAGGCTTAAGTTTTTTGAGGGTAGTAACAAGAACTGCATCATCATTCCCACCTAACCCATAAATTTGGAGTTGAGTAGATGCTGCATTAATCTGAACTTTATCACTTGTGAGAACTTCAGTGGTTCCATCACTTCTTTGTAAGAAATATCTCTCTGCAGTAAATGGTAAAAATGTTTCATTAGCAGCTGCATCAAGAGCAGTCGCAAGTTGACCATCTGTAATGTTTACATTTTGAGTCTTTCTAATAACCAATGATGCATCGGTTAAATCTATATTAGAAATATTATTTTTAGGAAGTTGAGTATAGAAAGAAACATCTCTTGCTTTTTGAAGATCGGCTCCTACAACTGCAAGATCTGAAACTTGAGTTAGAGTTCCAGGTAATTTACCCTCAGCTACTCCAGTAACAGTAGTAACACCTGCAACCACGATATGAGTAGTTCCTACACTTACAACCGACGCTAAAACGGGATCAACCGCATTAGTGCTACTAAATCTCATTAAGTTTCCAGTCCTTATTTGTCCTGGAAAATTTGGACTAGTACTTCTTACTGTGCTTATACTACCGCTTGTAGCGTTCCACCCTTCTTGGGTAAGCGTTCCTATACCAATTGAAGTAATCGGGGTGAGAAGAGTGTCTGCAGAGAATGTCTGTGCAGCACCCACTGTATTCATGTCTGGCCCGTTTGTATTACCAAAAACGGACTTTATATCGGAAACACCGTAATTAGTTACTGCAACAGCAACTCTTGTATTTTCTACACCATCTATAATAAAATTTTCATTTTTAATAAAGTCTCCTTTTACATCATAAACTGTCACAGCAACACCAGCTGCAACAGGAGATTTTATAAACGCAGTTGCTCCACTATACTTCCCTTTAATATGACTTGGAACAGTTAGTGTAATAGATTCATTTAAAGTAATTTCTGTTACTGTTTGAATATCATAAAGAGTAATATCCCATTCATTAATATTTTGATTGCTCCTATCATAGGAACCAGATTCCAAATCAAAATCATATACTCTTGCTAGTCCAATTTCTTTACCTGCAGGAAGAGTCGCAGCACTTCCTACTCTTGTATCTCTAAGACTTAAGACGTAAGTATTACCAATACCTATCTGAGGACTTCCATATGTATTGTTTAATTTTAAAGTTGCCCCAGTATTATAGTTTATACCTTGATCTTGTAGACTCGCCGTTGTTCTTGGTTTCTCAAAATCAAGATAGGTTGAACTAATAGTTTCTACATCATATCCTTTTACAAATGCTCTACCAGGAGAAACTTGATATAACCCTAACTCATATGAAGGAACCAACCCTTCATATGTTAATTGATCAGAATTAAATACCCCATTATTTCCTCGATAATTATTTAAAGATTCCTTTACACCAATACCAAAAGGTTTTACATAATAATCACCAGATTCTGCATAGGTTCTTCTAGCTAACTCATCTTGTAAAATATTATAATCAGTACTCGTTCTTTTAGATCGTAAAACTCCATTTTCAACTGTCGCTAATTCAACAAAATTATTGTCATCAAAATCATCTAATTCTTTTTTAATCAAAGAAGTTGTTATTTTAAGTCTGTCTGCACCAGGTGCAGAATAATTATTAAATCCTCTTGAATTATCATTCAAGGCAGGATTCATATCCGCATTAATTACTTCTTCCTTTACATATAAACCAATTCTATAACTTGGATTAGTACCAAATGAATCCAAAAGAATATTTTCATCTTTTACTTGTACAAATCTTCCTTTAGCAAAATAAACTCCATTTTTTATAGTAAAAGATGATCCAATTATATTTGCCCCCGTAACCAATGTAGAACCAAAGGGTTCTCCAGCTGCAATGGTAGTGCCACCAGAAATTATATCTAAACTAGATGTTAATAATTCATTATCTGCAAAAATTCCTTGAATATTATCTATAGTGTCTGATCCCAAGTAGTTTACATATAATGTAGGATTTCCATTTTCCGATTCTCTTCCAATAACACATTTAGTAACAACTGCTGTAACACCAGAAGTTAATCCAGTAATTTTAGACCCTACTAACTGTCCCAAATAATTAGATACTGGAATTCCGAGAAAACTTGCCTCTAATTGTATGCCATTATATTGATCATTATAATAAGTATTACCTGGTATGACTTTGGAACCTTCTTTAAAAAAGTGTTGTCCAAATTCTTCAATCTGGTTTTGTAAGATTGATTGTAAATTATTTAGCTCCCGAGCCTGAACTGGATATCCAGGTTTAAATAATACACTATAATAGTCATTACTTGCATTAAAATCGTCAAAATAGGGTGCGACGTTTAGATTGGTTTCCTGAGACATAATTCTTTAGAATTGCAAAATGACTTTGATATCTTCTTTTTGGTTTGTTGATCTAGTGATCGACGGTCTATTATCAACGTAAATAATATCTCCAGAATATTTGTTAACTTCTGGGTTAGCCACACCTGCAGTAAATGACTGGCCAAGATAATAAGTCCTACTATTTATTACAGTAGAGAGACCTGTGAATGATGTATTAATTGCTAGAGTTTCAGATCCTCCAACAATATTAAATGATCCACCAGATTTAATATTTGCAGTAAATCTATCCATTTGGAATCCATAAGTAGGATCCGTATTTGCACTACCATTAGTGTTAAAACCAGCAGTAGATCTGTCCTGCCAATACTTGAGAACAGCAGTTGTTTGATCATAAGAAATAACTCTTCCTACAGCAGTTGATCCAACACCTATAGTCTGAGTAATAAAATCATCGGCAGTAAATGTAGCAGTACTAGAAGCAGCACCAGTCAATCTTAAAGCATATACTGCACTTGCTTTATCTAGTTCTAAATTTTCCGTAGAATTATATGCTTCAGGATTCTGAACAATACCTACACGAGCAAATTCTTGTCCAGTGATGAAATCAGGGTTCTCTGCATCATTTTCAATACGAGCATAAACCAGAGCATTTTTTGCTCCAAGTTCTCTATAAATGTCAGCACCATGTCCACCCTGAGGAGGAATAATAACATTAAATGCAGCTGCAGTGGTTCCTGTAGGAACTCCACCTTCTGCTAAATCTAATGTTCCAAAACTATAATTGGAACCACCCTTAGAAACAGTAACTGATTCAACTTTAGAACTACTATTAATTACCACAGTTGCTTCAGCACCTTGACCATCACCATTAATAGGAACTTTGGTATAAGTTTGATTAGCAGTTCCTAATCCCACTCCCCTATTAGTTACAGTAACAATCTTAAGTTGTCCACTTGTAGCCGCATTCTCTCTCACTGCAGCGTCTGTGCTATTAGTTGCCCAATCTGCAGGAACAGGCATAAAGTCTGTAGAATCAAATTTTACAATATCACCAGGTTTAATTGTATACAAATACTTCCAGACATATCCATCACCACTACTTCCTGCTGCCCTTGGTTCTAAATCAGTAAATGTTGGTTGATCTAATGATGCTTTTCCTTCTGGGTTATCAGGATCCGTTCCATTCTGAAGACAAATATAAACTTTATAATCTTCATTTACTACAAAATAATTTGCATCATATAATGTAATTGCATTGGAAGGTTTAGAAGGATTTTCTGCTTTTATATCATTCCGATACATGTCATAGGTAATCCCTGATGTCCATGTGTTTTTATTAACAACTTGTTTAATATCTGTAGTATCTACCTTTTTCAAGGCTATCATTGTATCCCAATATTCATTCTCTTGATTAAAACTATCCCGTGGATCAGGTGGAGTCGTATTCCAATCAGAATCAACCTGTGTAGCATTAGGTAAACCAATCCATGTATAAAATGAATTAGTTGTCGATGCTACACTGGCAACAAAATCTTTAGTATTTAATATACGAAGTTGATCAGTTATAATTGCAGCCATTTTGCGATAGTTTTTTTACTTATTTATCAAAGATTGTTAACTAGAATAATTTTCCGATTTTAGAGGG